CAATTAATTATCGTATACTCACATTATTTATATGAATCTACAACACAGAAGCTCAGATTTATTATTTACAATACATAGCGTCTAATTAATCACTCGCATATCTAAAGTACAATTCTAATGCTTTACAGATCGATATAGCACTAACTAATCATTTATCATATCACAGAACTATTTTCTATATGTATCAAAATAGCAGCTTATATATATGTAATAATAAGGTATAGAGAAAGCGCAGTACGAATCAATTGATATTGCTTGTTTATACTATGCGCACTTTAGACTATATTAAGTATTAGATAAGCGTTATATAATGCGCACTACATATCATTCATATATGAACAATAAGATATGCGCAAAAAATATTTCACTACAGTCTATATATTTTATACTCCAGTGTATATTAATAATTAGAAACAGATCAAAAGCAAGAGCGAAGGATCAGTTAGACATAAGCAAATGATCCAGATGTTTGAGCCGAGCAAGGTATAAGTTGAAAGTGAAGAAGGCAGCACGCACGCAGGGACCACAAGTAATTAGTATAACTTATCATATAAAGCCGTAAGTCTTTATCGCACGATCAATATTCAATTATGAATCTGATTGCACAGCCTTTTCTCTTGGATCTGTATATAAATAATTGGAGGGTTTGGAATATGAGAGAGAATTTAATAAATGCCATTCGCGAGGCTGCACAATATCGCACTGTAGAAGAAATAGTTGACATAATAACAGAATGCACACATCTATCACAAGATGAAGCTGAGACTTTAGTAGAAGCTATATTAGACACTGTAATTAATAATGACTCACTAACAATGCATAAGCCAATCAATGAAATTACATTTACATTGGACGAAATAAGATTGGTAGCTACTAATGGTGTGATCGATGCATTAATAAAAAATAAAAATTTTTTTCATGAATCAAAAATAAAGAACAAAAAACACGTAATGTAAAGATAAAGAAACAAAAAGGAAGGATGATTTGAATGTTAAATATGATGAATTTATTAAGCGAAATAATAGAATACGAAAGAAGTAAAGATGAAGAATTGGATGCAAGATGCAGACAAAACAAAGAAAGAATAGCTATGGAATCAGCAATAAAACTAAAAATAGCTGAATCTGAATATGAAGAAGCTATGGCTTACTTTGATAGCCTAGACGAAGCAGAAAAACATGATGTATTAATAGACACTGTATCTTATGATAGTAAACCACAAGGAAAACAAATAGCAGAAATAACAAAGAGATTACCACATAATCCACAATCATTATCAATAGAACAAATAGCTAACTTAGCAGTAAGTGGACATAGCTTTAAAGCTTCAGTATTATCTGGTACATCTAATGATTCATTTGTATCTACTTCATTAGTAGCATTAGATATAGATAATAAGAACAGTTATACTTCAATAGATGAATTTTTAAGCATAGACTCAATATACAAACCATGCTTAATATATACTACTTTTAGTTCTACAGATAGCTGCGAAAGATTTAGAGCAATATATGCATTCGACAGAACAATAATGACATATAGTGAAGCTGAGAACTTATATAAAGAAGTGCAAGCACAATATAAAGATGTAGATATAGATAAATCAGTTGGACCAGGAAAGATATTATTCGGCGGCAAAGAGATAAGACTATTAAATGATCATATAAATAAAACTCCTGATGTAATATTATTATCAGATTTACTTAATGTATCATTTCCTAGTAGCGAAAATAATAAGACAGAAACTAAAGTATCATATGGAAATAAACGTATGACATACGAAGAATTGTTACAAAGGGTATCAGCTTTAGAATTAGATTTAGCCGACGCAGAAGAATTAAATATATATAATGACTTTGATTGGATCAATAAGAACGTGCCAATGAATGAATTATTAGATGTAAAACTTAATGAAACATTTAAGTGCGTGATACATGACGACCATAATCCATCAGCTTGGATAACTCAAGGTAAAGGATATCAATTATATATGTGTCATTCATGTGGTAATAACATAACACTTATAGATTTATTAGGTAAAATGTTCCCAGATATGAGTAAGCATCAAATATCAATAGATATTATAGAATCATTAGGACTTGAAATATTTAATGAATACCAAAGAGATGCAATAGTAAGCTTCACATTATTAAGAAGAAACTTAAATAAAATGGTTCCTGTTGATTCAGTATTAGGTAAATATATGAAGTTAAGAAACCTTAACGGTATATATGATGAATTAATAAGTATAGCTCAAAATAATATATCACAATTCCCTATGACAAAAGATAAAAGAGTAGTTACATTCTACGCTAGTGAAGAAATGATAGCAGAACAAATGGAATACCATCAAAGAACTGGATATAATACAGTAGATAAAAAGATGCAAGCATTAAAAGAATTAGGAATAGTTAGAGCAATACCAGATGCAGAAATAAAGAAGTCTGTACTAGATAACTTTAATGCTCATAAAATTGTATCTATCGGTAATCGTGTTAGTCTATACGAGCTTGTACCATTATCAGAAAATGTAATATCACAAGCAGAAGAACACATTCAAACTAGAAAAGATCTAGCAGTTAAAGCAGAAGCAAATAATATAGTAACAAGAATAAATACATTTGGAGCAGAGAGAACTCAAGAAATAAATGTTCAAGCCGATATATCAAGCATATCAGAAAGCACAGATAAGACATATGACAAAATGAAATTAGCAGCAGAAAAAGCACTTCAAATATCAGATTACGTAACAGAAAAAGACATACGTAGATCATACGATCCACAAAGAAGATTAGGAGCAAAGAAAATAGATAAATTGGTTCAAGTCTATATACCACGTTTAATTAAAGAGGGAGTTATAAAGAGAACAAGAGTAAACAAGTCTACTAGAAACATGTATTCAATACCTGAAAAAGTTAAATCAGGAAGCTTTGTATACGTTGCAGCATAAATAATTAAGGAGATGGGTTAAATGAATAAATATGGCGAATGTAAATTAAATAAAGACAAGGATTTAATGAGAATAGTAAATTATAGAAATGATGATGACATAGATGTTCATCTTCCAGAATGTCACATAATAATAACTCATGTATCTTATGACGACTTCAAAAAAGGTAATATAACAAATCCATGCAAGCCAACAGTATGCGGTGTAGGATATATAGGCTTGGGTCCATATAAATCACGCGAGAATGGAAAAATAACTAAAGAGTATGAAGCTTGGAAGAATATGTTGAAAAGATGTTATGACTCTAAACTTCATGAAAAATATCCTACTTACATAGGTTGTAAAGTAGTAGAAGAATGGCATAACTTTCAAAACTTCGCAGCATGGTATGAAGATAATTATTATGAGATAGAAGATCAAAAGATATGTTTAGATAAAGATATATTAATAAAGGGCAATAAAATATATGGTCCAGATACATGCGTTTTTGTACCTCAAAATATAAATTTATTATTTGTTAAATCTAATGCAATAAGAGGCGATCTTCCAATAGGAGTATACTATGATAAGCAAAGAAGAAAATATGTAGCTAGATGTAAAGTAAATAGTCAAAAAAGACATATTGGTTATTTTGATACATTAGAAGAAGCATTTCAAGCATACAAGCAATTCAAAGAAAATGTAATCCAATCAACAGCAGACGAGTATCAATACCAAATCCCAGAAGTATTATATGATGCAATGTATAATTACCGAGTAGAAAAAGATGATTAAAATAAATAAAAAAATTTTTTAATTAATCAAAATTAGAGAGTCATCCGCCCGTAATACATAAGTAAAGAAAGATAAAAAAATATTACGAAGGTGGATGATTTTAATGAAACAACTTAGAACAAACAAATGTAAATTACACAAACTAAATAAATTTCTTAGAAAGGAAGTGAGCAAAAGCACTTGGTACAAGAAATCAAAAAGATGTTATATTACTGGATCTACTGGAAAGTTAGAACTACATCACGACGGAATGAGTTTTGGCCAAATAGTAGAAGATTCATTTAAAGCTTTAGGTATTAAATACAGCGGTGAGAATACAGAAAATTATTCAACAACAGATTTGATACTTCTAAAGAATGAAGTAATACGCAGACATAATCTATACGCTAAACCAGTTACACTATCAGCAGATGTACACTTAGAACTACATAGAACTTATGGTCCTCGCGTATCACATGAACAACTTGAAGAATTTAAGATTCAATATAATAGCAAAATGGAGGCGGTCGCATAATGAAATACTTATTAGCAATATTAGTAACATTAAATATGGTTCCAGCACAAACACACGAACCACAAGCACAAGTACATATACATCCATTGTACAGAATACAAGAAGCAATAGATCAAAAAGAAAATAAACCTAATAAAGCAGTTGAACATAATAAACAAATAATAAAGGAGATATTAAACAATGATAGATAACTATACACTTGAACTTGAAAACGCAATGAGAGTAATAAACAGATGCCTTAAAGAAATAAGAAAAGGCGCTGATCCAAAAGTAGAAATACCTTTCTCTATAAATGTTTTAGAATGTGTCTTTGATACAGAATTTACAGATAAACAATACGAAGAAATATATAACGAAATATACGAATTAATATAAGAGTGATAACCAATCACTCTTTTTAACTGCAAAAAATTTCTATAAAAAAATAAAAAAATTTTATATTAATCAATAATAAGGCACAAAAAACACGTAATACAATTATAGAAACATAAGAAAGGATCTGATAATATGACAGAAAAAAATAATAATTTATCAAAAGTATTCGAAGGTGCTAACGTACAAATAATAGTAGATGAAAATAATGAACCATTATTTGAATTATATTCAACAGGCGCAGCTTTAGGATATATAACAGCAGCTAAAGGAAAAAATTATCCTCACAAAACAAGAATTGAGAAAACAGTAGAAAACGCTGAAATATCAACAGTTGTACATGGCGTACAACAATATCTAACTGAATCACAACTATATGATTTCATGTTTGAAGCACATACAGATAAATGCAAACCATTTAGAAAATGGGTAACAAATGAAGTATTACCTACCATAAGAAAAACAGGATGTTATATTACTGAATCAGCAGCAGAAGAATCTATAGATTATCAATCTAAATATGGTATAAGAAGAATAAGAAAAACATTTAATGAATCTACAGATCCAAGAAAAACATATGAAGAATATTTAGAATTATCTAAAGTTGAATCAAAAGCAAAAAGAATTAATAATAAAGATCGAATTAAAGCATCAAAAATAATAATAGATACATTACAAGATAAAATAGCAAATGAAGTACAATTAATGAGACCTTCAGAATTATTAGGAATACAAGAATTAGTAGTTGATATTCAAGATGATATTATAAAGCTAAATAATAAAAGAAATGGTGGCCTAAGATCATCAATAACTAAGAAGATGAATGAGCTAGAAGATAAATATACAGAACTATATGAAGACTTTAATATGGAAGACGCAAACTATTATGAAATTCCTGTTCATCCTTTTAGTAACAATTACCAATATACATACAATGTAAACACTCACAAACCAGTTAAAACAGATGCATATGTTAAATGGATCGACAAACTTCATTTGGATCAATGTTTACCCACTGAATATCCTAACTTAGATACAACAAAGCCAATAAAGATATCATTAGGATATATATGCAAACCAAACTTTGACACTTCTAATTTCTCTAAATCAATCATAGATGAAATAAGTAAATATTATAACTTTAATGATTCCCTAATAACAGAAGTAAGAGCAAAAAGAATAGATACATGCCAAGAATACTATGACGGACGCATCTACATTAAACTCGAAAATGTCGATGATATAGATTAAAAATACTATATTAATAATTAGAAGATATTACAGAGGTGATCGAAAACGAAATGAACAACAAGAAACAAATAATAGATAAGATAATGACGGATAATATTAAATTTCATCCAAGCGGAAAATTAAATAAGATGGATATGCATAACAGTATAAGAATTATTATTGTATCGTTAATGAAAAAATATTCATTTGTATTTGAATCAGAAGAAATTGCGAGAGATGAAGTAATTGCATCTCTCTACGAAGCTCTTTTTGAGATATCTGATATGATGGATATAGATTTAAATAATGATAGTTTTAAAGCTTTACTTTATACAATAACAAACCATAACGTTATACATCATATGTTTCCTCCTAAACGAGAAACCATTCCAGAATTACATATCGAAAGCTTAAAAGAATATGAAACAATAGAGGATATAAAAGACAGCTCATATGATATATGTGATAATCACAGTGAATATTCAATATGGTTAGAAAATCACAAAGATGTAATACTTACAGAGAAAAGTTTGATGTATCTGTATAATCGAAACGGCGGCACTTCCACAAGATACAGCGAAGGCGAAGAACCAGCAATTAAGAATAGAATACTTAAAGCATTAGGTAATAAAGATCCGAAGAAAGAAAACATAAAGTATAAAATAAAACAAATCGAGCGCATCCTTGAATCCAATAACTTTATAACAGATCTAAAAGCAAGTCAAGGTACTATTGATATAACAGATGTATCAGTAGACACACGTAGATCATTTAATAAAAATAATACTCTTACAAATCAACAGTTAAAAGAGCTACGAATCTTTTTATTCAAACAATTAAATAAATTGAATCAGCAATTAGATGATGGCGACAGATTTAATACTCCAGACATTAGAGATGAATATCGTAAAGTGGCAAATTACAGAAAAGACACAGAGCCTTTTATATGTCTTAATGATGGTAAGGAATATATAGATAAAGCAGAATTCGCAAAAGAGCATAATTTACTATATAAATCAGTAAGAGATGTGATACTTAAAAGTAAAAAGAGTGATAGACCATACCAAGTAAAAGGTTATTTTCTTATAACTAAATCTCGATATGATCCAAACAAAGATTATAGCGAATTTATGAAAAGTAAACCAGTAATAATAAGAAAGATAATATGCGTAACAACTGGAGAAGTATTTAATACATTAGGAGAATCTGGAAGAAAATATCAAGTATCGGCTTCTCATATAGGCCAATGTTGCAGAGGTGAGCGCAAATCCGCGGGCAAACATCCAGTAACAGGAGAAAAGATGATCTGGATGTATCTAGAAGATTATAATAAAACAACTTAGTTTATACATAAAAGGGAGAGAAAAATCAGCAAGAGACAATAATTAAAAATTACATTACAGGAGCTGATTTTAATATGAATAATACACAAGCAAACAACATAATGGAAGTATTTATGGATAAAGATAATAAAGATAACACATTTAGAAATACAGTACATAAGATTAATAAGATAGGCAAAAAGAGATTAAGAGGCATAAAAGATAGTGAAGAAATACAATCATATACATATTTATTAATGTTAGAGTATTTAAATAATACACCGATGGATCACTGGAATAGCCTAAGCGATAAACAAAAAGAAAAAAACATTATAGCATTTTGTAATAATAAATATAATCAAATGAGTAGAGACGAAAGCATTAATAATAATATTACTTATAATTACGATAAAGAAACAGACAGCTATACTTATTGCAATATGTATAATGTTGATATAGATGAAATTGTTGAACATAGTGAATTAGACAAAGAGATTGAACTAGAAGACAACTACATAACGATAACACGTTATATATTTGATACATATATAAATAAAGATTATTTAACAAGAATTCAGTTAAGATACGTAGATACTTATAAAAATAATTATATAACTGAATCTGGGGAAATAAGAGATATGAATACAAATGAAGAATTATATACAAAACAAGCAAGTTACAAAATGAAAAAAGCTATATACGATAAGCTAAATGATAGCATAGAAGAAGATTTACATATAAAGATGAATAATAACAGATGGATCTACAGTAAGTAAAAAGTTTACCGACTTGGTATTATATAGATACAATTACTTATATTTACTTTTAAATAATGCTAAGTAATAGAATATAATTATTTTTTGCCATCAGGTTTAGAGGCAAATTCAAGTTTCTTGAAACTTCCGTCTTCGAGGTCGTACACCAAAGCGGCCTTATTTTTTTATCCAAAAAGTTTACCAACTTGGTATTATATATATAGAAGTTAAAGTCATATTTATAGCTGCATGAAATTCACACTTTTAACATTTTTTTATCTCCTTTTGCCGCTGAAAAGCGGCTTTATTTTTTTGCCCAAAAACGAAAAAAGTTTACTGACTTGTCATTATATATACGAGGATGTTATGTTGTTTATTCTTTTGTGTAATTTATTCAATATTATTTATTCACTCCAAGGCCGCATATTCTCGCGGCCTTATAACAATATAACATTAAGACGCAAAGGAGTTGATATAAATGCTTAGTAATGAATCTATGCTTAGATTAATTCTTAATCAACTCGCACTGGATCATAAATTACATGTCAGCGAAGAACCACCAACACTAGAACAATACGGCGAAACATATAAAGATATGGTATGGATAGATCTAAGTGATAATTCAGACGCAGGTGTTGATGATTCCACTTTAGCAATTATAGATGATCTGAGTAAAACAGTACAAGATTTAAGCGCACAAGTAGAAGAACTACAAAGACAAGTCGCATCAATAATAGCTAATGGCGGCACAGTAACACAAAAATACAAAAACTGCCTTGAGTTAGAAGATGGTAGCCTATTCGCTCTGGAAGATGGATGCATACTAGAATTAGACTTTGTATCACCTGATTTATCATGGGAGGGAACAGCATACACAAATGAAGATAATAGCGTGCTAACTACTGAAGACAACGCTATTTTAATTACAGAAGATAGTTAAACAACAAAAAGAAAGGCGGTGTTATTATGAGCAAGTTAACGCAAAAACAAGAGAATTTTGTACAAGCCTTAGTAAGTGGTAAAAGTCAACGTGAGGCGTATAAAGAAGCATATAATGCCGCCAATATGAAAGATTCAACAGTAGATAAAAGAGCCTGCGAATTACTGAAAAACGGGAAGGTCGCGGGTAGATATAACGAATTAAAAGCTATAGAAGAAGAACGACAAAGAGAAAAATATTCATTAGATAGAGATAAAGCACTTGAAAATTATTTATGGTTAATGAATGAAGCTAAAGAAACAATAGAAGCTTGTGGTATTAGACAAGCTACAGCTAATGCTTATATTAACTCATTAGATAAAGCATGTAATCTACTTGACTTGTATCCAGATAAGAAGCAATCTGTAAAGCTTAGTGGTGATTTAAACACAAATGTAAATCCATATGCAAATCTTACAGAAGAAGAACTCAGAAAGCTTATAGATGATAAATAAGGAGGTGGTCCAAGATGGGGATTAATAAAGAACTAATTAGAATCGGCGCTAAATGTGAATTAGCTAGAAGAAACTTCTTCTATTATTGTCATTTAAAAGCTCCAGGTTTTTATGATGAATCTAGAACATATATAAAACAGCTTTGTGATGACTTCCAAAAGTTTTATGAAGGCGACGACGAAATACTTATAATTAATATGCCCCCTCGATGACTGCCATGGTAAAAGTAGAACAGCTTCTTTATTTGTAGAATGGGTATTAGGTCATAACCAAAACGAAAAGATCCTCTGTGGATCTTACAATGAGACTTTATCTACTACTTTTAGTAAGAGTGTTAGAAATGACATACAAGAAGAAAAAGCTGATGAATCTAAAATAGTATTCAGCGATGTATTTCCAGGTGTGAGAATTAAACGTGGTGATGGTTCTATGAATCTATGGTCTCTTGAGAATGGATACAATAACTATTTATCCACTTCACCAACAGGGACAGCTACAGGTTTTGGTGCATCACTACTTATTATAGATGATTTAATAAAAAATGCAGAAGAAGCTTATAACGAAAACGTTAAAGAAAAGCACTGGGATTGGTATACCAATACAATGTTATCACGTCTTGAAGAAGGCGGCAAAATAATTATAATAATGACTCGTTGGGCATCTGATGATCTAGCAGGTAGAGCGCTTGATTATTACAAATCAGACGGTGCTAAGATAAAGCATATTAACATGAAGGCTCTACAAGATGATGGAACTATGCTTTGTGATAAAGTACTATCTCGTAAATCATATGAATCAAAAGTAAGAGCCATGGGTCAAGATATAGCTTCTGCTAACTATCAACAAGAACCAATAGATATTAAAGGTAGATTATACACTAGCTTTAAGACTTATGATAGATTACCAGATAAGTTTAAGATAATTAAATCTTATTGCGACACAGCAGATCAAGGCGCAGATTACTTATGTAACATTATTTATGGCGTATACGAAAATGAAGCATACGTATTAAATGTTATATATACTAAAGAGCCTATGGAGATTACAGAACAACTCGTCGCTAAAGCCTTATATGAATCTGGATGTAATAAAGCAGACATTGAAAGTAATAACGGTGGACGCTCATTCGCACGTTCAGTTAAAAGAATACTTAATGATAAATATAAAAACAATAAATGCGTTATAAACTGGTTCCATCAATCAGATAACAAAGAAGCTCGTATATATTCAAACTCTCCATGGGTTATGGAGCATATATACTTTCCTAAGAACTGGAAGGTAATGTATCCAGATTATTATAACGCTATGGTGTCATACCAAAAAGAAGGAAAAAATACTCACGATGACGCACCAGATGCAACAACTGGTGTAGCCGAACAATTTAATAAACAAAAGAAATTTGGAACTATTAAAACTAAATTCTAGTAAAGGAGGATCTGAAGCTTAATGTATAAATACCGACATATACCATATTTCCAAACAGATGTTGATGATTTAAAGATAGGCGACATAATGGAAATAATAACACAACATAAAGAATACTCAGCTAAGTATAAGAAGAATGAAAGATACTATGACGGCAAGCATGACATACTTAAAAGAACGTTTGACGATCCAGCCAAGCCAAACAATAAAGTAGTAGTAGATTTACCAGCATATACAGTAGATATACGCTGCGGTTATTTCTCAGGAGAACCTATAACATTCACATCAGATAATGAACAACAAAACGAAATGATACATGAAATCATGGAATATAATGACTTTCAAGATATAAATAGCGAACTTGATTTAATGAGTTCAATTTACGGCCACGCCTTCCTTATCGTATACCTAGATGAAGATGGAATGATTAGACTAGGTGTAGATGATCCATATAACACTCTAGTTATTCATGATTCTACTATAGAACACAATGTAGTTGGCGCACTTCGTTATTTTGAATACGAAGATGCAGTAGAAGGATACGATAAAATAAAAATCACACTATACACAAAAGAAAACATATTTGAATTAGCAGGACCTTATGAATCCCCAGAAATAATAGGAACAACACCAAACTTATTTAATGATATACCAGTTATAGAATTTATAGAGAACTCTACTAGATGTGGAAGCTTCGAGAAACATATATCTATAGTTGATGCTATTGAATCTATACTTTCTAATAGCGTTAATGAAATAGACTATTTCGATAATGCATATCTACACTTAAAAGGCATAGTAAATGATTTAAATGATCTTGACGCTTTAGGTATTAATCCATTCGAAGAAATGAAATCTAATCGTACACTCGTAACACTAGCAGATGGAGACGCTAAATTCTTAATTAAAGATATAAATGATACATACATACAAAACACACTTGATAGACTAACAAAAGATTATCATAAGCTAACAAAGACACCAGCACTATCAGATGAAAACTTCGGTAATGCATCAGGTGTTAGCTTGAAATACAAGCTATTTAATCTTGAGAAGGATATGAGCAAGAAAGAAAGCAAATGGCGTAAATCTATTCAACGCATGCTTGAATTAATAACTACTATACAAAACTTAAAAGGCATGAATTTCGATTACAGAGACATAAAAATAACATTTACGCGTGCATTACCTAATAACGAAGTTGAAGTAGCAGATATCATAACTAAATTAAATGGCATTGTATCTCATAAGACATTATTATCACAATTAGACTTTATAGAAAATCCAGATGCAGAGCTTGAATTAATAGCTAAAGAGAAACAAGAATACATGGACCAACTTGATATATATTCTAATCCAGCACAAAACAAAGATGATACAGAGTCTAATCAAGATGAAGCTGATTCTAATCAAACAGAAGATGAAGACAACGTAGATTCTAATAACAAAGACGGTGAATAATCATGGGATTTTATTACGCAGGACAAAGCAGCCGATCATATTGGCATGAAAGACTATATGACAAAATGCACTCATTACAAAAAGCAGAAGATAAAGTAGTTCGCGATATTAATAAGGCATATAACAGAGCATTTAATGAAATAAACAGAGAGCTTAATGATTTCTTTGTTCAATATGCTTCAGACAATCACATAACACTTCAACAAGCACAGATGATGCTAACACCAATAGAAAGTAGAGAATACAGACAGAGAATTGAAGAATTAAAAAGAGCATATGAAGCTACAAGAGATGAAAACATACTAAGCGAAATTGCCCAGTTGTCCTCTCGTAAAGAAGTAACACGCTTTCAAGCATTACTTGATTCTATAAGCGCTAAGTTAATAGAAGTAAGTAATAATGTGCAGATAACATTAGAAGATTATTTAAATGGAGCTTATACACGAGGATATGATGATTCACTTGAAAACATGCAAATAAACAAAACAGTAATTAATCATAGATCAGTAGAAGAAGTAATACGCTATCCGTACGCTGGAGCTATGTTTAGCGATAGAATATGGAGAAATAAGCGTCAACTTCTTAATTGGATCAATGACGATTTAACAAAAGGCATAATACGAGGCGACTCAATACAAAAGATGGGTAAATCGTTACGCGATAGATGCCATGTAGCTAAATATCAATCAGAGAGATTAGTAAGAACTGAATCTTGCAATGCTTATACGCAAGGAACGCTTCATGGCTACGAAGATAGTAAAGTAGTAGATGCATATGAAGTAATGGATACAGCAGATGAGCGCGAATGTTCATCATGTAAAAAACATGGTGGATCTGTAGTAGCTCTTAGCGATGCAAAACCAGGAGATAATATACCTCCGTTTCATCCAAATTGCAGATGTTGTATCGCACCTGTAGTCATAGAAGTAGGTAAAAAACATTAAGAACAAAAACAAAGCAGCTTAACAAGCTGTTTTTTAATTGTCTTCTTACTTGATTCAGACGTTAAAGAGAACTCGGATAACAATACCGTCACTAAGACGTTAACTAGGAGGAACAAACAATGGAAGATGTAAAAGACACAACACAAGTAACTGAACCAGTTGATGATAAAAGCGCGCAACAAGTAACTGATCCAGTTAAAGACGAACCAACAGAAAAGATGTTCACACAAGCAGAACTTGATGCAATAATCGAAAAACGTTTATCAAAAGAACGTAAGAAAATGGAGCAAAAGATCAAAGAAGAAGCTGATGAAGCTGCACGTATGGCTCAAATGAGTGAAGCAGAACGTCAACAAGCTTTATTTGATAAGAAAGTTAAAGAATTTGAACAAAAAGAACAAGAGTTCAATGAGGCTCAAGCAGCCTTAAATAAAGAAAAAATGCTTAACGAAACAAGCAAACAATTAGCAGCAAAGAATTTGCCAATAGAATTTGCTGAACAATTAATGGCAGAAACAGCAGAAGATACGCTAAAGAACATAGATAATTTTGAGGCTAAGTGGCAAGAAGCTATAACTAAAGCAATGGAATCGAAGCTTAAAGGAACAACTCCTACTTCGCCTAGACATAAAGAGCCAACAAAAGATCCAAAGACTATGAGCTTTAGTGAATTTGCTGAATACAAGAGAAACAAAGATCAATAGAGAGAAAGGTTTGATATAAATGGCATACAATGGAACAAAATTAGCAAATTTAATAGATCCTCAAGTATTAGCAGAATACTTAGACGTTAAATTAATGGACGCAATAAAATTTGCACCTTTATGTGCAGTAAGAAATGATTTAGTTGGTGTACCTGGTGATACATTAAGCTTACCTAAATACGCATTCATAGGATTAGCTGAAGACGTAGAAGAAGGTGCTGACGTAACTGTATCTAATTTAACTGCTACTAAAGTGGACGTTAAAGTTAAAAAAGCTGGTAAAGGTGTTAGATTATCAGATGAAGCTGTGTTATCTGCATATGGAGACCCAGAAGATGAAGTAGCTAAACAATTATTAATGTCTATAGCTGGTAAAGTAGATAATGACTGTGCAGAAGCATTCAGAAAAGCTACATTAGAAGTTACAGCTGAAGCTTTTGATAAATACGTTATATCTGATATGATGGCTAAATTCGGTGAAGACATAGAAGAAGATATGACTGCTGTAATAAACCCAGCTCATTTAGCTATATTAAGAAAAGACCCAGACTTTGTACAAGTTAACCAAGGTGATGTAATAATCAACGGTGAAGTTGGTAGAATATTTGGATGCAGAATAGTTATATCTAATAAAGTTAAAGCAGCTGAAGCATTCTTAGTTAAAGCTGGAGCAGTTAAGATATTAATGAAAAGAAATGTAATGGTTGAAGCTGATAGAGACATAGTAAACAAAACTAATGTATATGTAGCAGATGAACATTATGTAGCATACTTAGAAGACGAATCAAAAATAGTTAAAGCTACTATAACACCAGCTACTAAACCAGGAGCTTAATTATGGGATTAGCTACTTTTAGAATACGTAAAGAAAACGAAGCTGCTAAGAATACAGCTAACAATAAAGAAACTAAGAAAGCTACTAAGGCAGCTAAGAGATCTGCTAAAAGTAGCAAGTAAAGGTGGTAGATTCTATGGATCTAACTAATATGAAAATTAAACTAGGAATAACAGACGATGCCGAAGACGAATTATTAGCGGTTTTATTGTCAGACGCTATAAACTTCATGCATATTTACATGGATCTAAATGTTCCCACAGAACTTGAATTTATAGCTGAAGAAGTGGCAATTAAAAGATACAGACGCATAGGATCTGAAGGCATAAATACAGAACACGTAGATGTATTATCTACTACATACAATACTGAAAATGATTTTAACGAATACCTGCCTATAATGAATAGATACAAAAAAAGAAAAAGCGGCGGCGGAGGATTTAGATTTATCTAATGGATTACAGAGACCGCGCTAATATAATTACTGTATCAGAGAGAGACGATGGCATGGGTGGATTAGAAAGAGTTGAATATACAACAGCCACTATTAAATGCAAAGTCGCACCTTATACAGTAAAAACAATAAATTCTGCGGGATTGCCTCTCACATATTCTAGAAACAAACTATTCACTAAGGATAAGTCATTTATTGACGATATCTATTCTGACTACTTCATAGAATACAAAAATATTAAATACAAGAAGCTTTCAGTAATGGACGCTGGCAAGTGTCTTATTGTTGAAATGGAAAGAGCTGATAAGTAATGAGCATAAAGATAACAGTAGACACATCAGATTTTAATCTTAACGACTTAGATATCAATGAAATAGTGCAGCAAGAAATAGAGAAAACAGCTTACAAAATAGAAAGAGGAGCTAAAGCTAATTGCCCAGTAGATACAGGGCATTTAAGACGCTCAATTACAACTAAAGTAGGAAAACTTGAAGCTAATGTTGGCTCTAATATTGAATACGCTGGCTACGTACATGATGGTACACGTTATCAGCCAGCTAAACCTTTCCTAGAAACAGCAGCTAATGCTGAAATGGATGGAATAGAAGATAGAATAGCAGATGCAATCGAGAGGTTACTCAAATGATTAAATTATATGATGCATTTAAGGCAATATTCGATAAAATCAACACCCTTCCTTACAATGTATACGATGAAGTACCAATAGGGGCCGTAAATCCTCATATACGAATTGATTATTCGTCTGAATTAGAGAACGGCGGCAAGAATTACGACAGCAAAATATATTATCAATACATTCATGTGTTTAGCACATACAAAGGGCGTAAAGAAGTATTACAAATTACAGATGATGTTTTAAAAGCATTATCTGATGAGATAGAGACAGATACATTTGTTATGTATCCACAGTTAGAACGTAATGACATAACTACTGAATCTGATACACACGAAAACGAGACATACAGACATTCATTAATAGTTATGAAGTACACAATATGCGAAAAGAAATAAGAAAGGTTTGATATAAATGGCAGACACAACAATAAAAGATAAAGTTATAAGAGGTGTAGAGTTATTACTTTACGCTGGAGAAACAGCTATAGGTGGCCAAAAAAGTACATCAATAAGTATGTCAGCAGATACAATAGATGCTTCATGTAAAGATGCTGGTGACTGGTATATAAATATATCTGGACCAAAACAATGGAGTGCATCATGTGATGGTATCGTATATCTAAATGACGAAGGATATAAAGCAGCAGTAAATGCTTTTATGAATAGTACAGCTATAACAGCAGTATTCAAAAACGAAGCTAAAACAATTCACTATGAAGGTGAAGCTTACATAACTTCTTTAGATTTAGACGCACCATACGAAGACTTAACTTCTTATTCAATGGAAGTATCTGGTGCTGGTAAATTAGAAGATAAAACTACTACAACAAATCCAAATCCAGGCGTTTAATAAGTAATAATTCAATAACAACGAAAGGATAGACGACAATGACAGGAAGAATAATCACAATAGGCGATAAAGAGTATGAATTAAAATTCACTATAAATACATTATGCGATATGACTAAAGCAGGAATAAACATAATGAAGCTTAACGAAAAAGATTTTGACATAGCAATGATAAGATCTTTATTCTACTTTAGTATAAAAGGCAGCGACAAGAAAATGACAGAATCAAAAGCTGGTGATTTAATGGATGAATACATACACCAAGAAGGCAATGATTTTGGCAAATTAACACAAGAAGTAATGGCCGCTTTTGCTGATTCATTAGGAACAAAAGCGAAAGATAAAGAAGCTGAAGATGAAGATACAAAGTAAATGAGCCTACTTCGTTTATAGAGATTATTGAAAACTTATTTAGAAAATTGGTGGGCGGCATGGGAATGTCGCCCATTATTTTTTATAATCTAACTTATTTTGAAGCTAGGCTCGTATTAGAAGGTTATGAACAAGAACAGGAGCATCAATATTATCTTAATTATTACGCTACATTCAACGCAATAGGCCACTTCTTAGGTAGTTCAAAGCACAGAAAATTCAAACCTATAGATCCATTTAATACAGAAAAACAAACAAAAAAGGATAACAAGATAACACAAGAACAAAAACAAGAAATTATTGATATGTTCGATAATTACGAAAATAACAAATAAAAGGCGGTGCAAACATGGATAAGCAAGTCAATGTTAAGATTACAGCCGATACTTCAGCCTTTAAGAAACAGATAGATAAAGCTATAAAGCAACTAGATGATTTCAAGGACACTATGGAGGATGCTGGAGACGCCGATTTAAAAGATGTTTCAAAGCAACTGAATAATGTTACTGATGCTACCCAAGATGCAACCAAAGCAGTAGAAGATACTGTAGATGCTATTAATGACTTATCAAGCGTTAATACAAGAAGTGCAGTTAATAGCCTAAATAATGTACAAGATGCAGCACAAAATATACAAAACGCTGCACAGGATGCTACTAATGGCATTAATAATCTTGGATCTTCTGTTAATGGCGTAAGAGCAAGATCATTACAATCAGTAAATAGAAACTTAAACAGCGTCAATTCATCAGCTTCAAGTGCTGCTTCTGGAGCTACTGGACTTAGATCATCATTAAACAGAATTACGCCTGGTGGAATAAACAGCGTAACAACAGCAGCAGGACAAGCACAACAAGCATTAGATGATGCAGCAGATTCAGCAGATACATTAAAGGACGCAGCAAAAAATGCAATCGGTGCTATAGCAGCAGCTGGAACTATTAATGAAGTAGTAGATCAAGCATTAGATGCTGCTAAATTAGATACACAAATAGATATTAGTTTTAACGTAGACGATAGCGGTAAACAAGCAATTAAAGATGTAGTATATACGCTACAATCATATGAAATAGAATCAGATGAAGCATTAGAAGCATCAAGAAAACAATGGGCGTTAAATAAAGACGCTACAGATGAATATAACGCTTCTGTTGTGAAAAGTGCAGCCACTATCGCATCTACTTATGGTGACATAGATTTAAATGAATTAATACAAGAATCAAATGAAATAGCTAAGAGTTTTGGAATAACAGATGAACAAGCATTAGCATTAATTGATCACTTATTAGAAATAGGCTTCCCTACAGATCAATTAGATATTATAACAGAATATGGTTCACAATTAGAAAGAGCAGGTTTTGATGCACAACAAATACAAGCAATATTAGCTTCTGGTGCAGATACTGGATCTTGGAACGTTGACGTATTACTTGATGGACTTAAAGAAGCTAGGATAACAATGTCTGAATTTGGTCAAGGTGTAGACGAAACTACAGCTAAAGTACTTAATAGTGCTGGTATATCATCTAAAGAATTCCAACAATGGGGTAAAGATATAGCGGCAGGTGGAAAAGAAGGCGCTCAAGCATATCAAGAACTAGGATCAAAAATAGCATCTATTAAAGATCCAGTATTACAGAATCAAATAGGTGTTATGGTTTATGGTACGTTGTGGGAAGAAAATGGTACCAAGATTACCGATACTATAACAAACATGAATAAATATATGTCTGATGCTGGAGATAATCAAGATAAATTAAATGAGAAAACAAAACAGCTAGACGAAAATCCAGCAGTTAAAATGTCTCAAGCTATGGCAAAACTTAAAGAAGCATTACAGCCAGTATTAGGCGTAGTAGCAGATGTAGTAAGCGCTATAGCTGACTTTGTATCAGAGCATCCGCAAGTATCAGCAGCAATAGCAGCAATAGCAGCTGCATTAACTATAGTAATAGGAATTGTATCAGCATTAGCACCAATAGTAACAGCAGCATGTGCAGTTATGGGCGCTGGTTTTGCTATACCGTTATTACCTATATTGGCAATAGTAGCAGCCGTAGCAGCAGTTATAGCTATAGGTGTTCTGTTATATAAGAACTGGGATACAGTTAAGGAAAAAGCACAAGAATTTGCAGCTACAATATCTGAAAAATGGAACGAACTTAAACAAAACGTAATAAATGCTTGGAATGGTATGGTTAGCGGGATTAGTAGTGCTTGGAGTAGTTGTACAAGTTGGTTAAGTGGTGCAGTAGAATCAGTAATTAGCTTTTTTACAAGTCTACCAGAAAGAATCGGTACATTCTTTAGTCAGATACCAGAAAAAATAGCTTATGCTTTAGGTTATGCAGTAGGTACAATAATAAGTTGGGGCCAACAAGTGTGGTCGTTCTTTACTACTACAGTTCCACAATGGATAGAATCAGTAGGCACATGGTTTAGTCAATTACCAGAAAAAATAGCTTATGCTTTAGGTTATGCAGTAGGTACAATAATAAGTTGGGGCCAACAAGTGTGGTCGTTCTTTACTACTACAGTTCCACAATGGATAGAATCAGTAGGCACATGGTTTAGTCAATTACCAGGTAAGATCTGGAGTGCGTTAACTACAGCATGGAGTAATTTCACAACATGGGGTTCTAATATGATAAGTAGCGCAATATCTACTGGATCTCAAGTATTGTCTTCAATAGGCACATTCTTTAGTCAATTGCCAGGTAGAATTTGGAACTTCTTATCACAAGCTATAGGTAAAGCAGCATCTTTTGCTTCTAATATGGCTTCTAAAGCACGTGATGCAGCAACTCAATTCAAAGATAAAATAACTAATGGTCTAAAGAGTTTACCAGACAAAATGAAGAGTATGGGTAAAAATATCATTACTGGTATATGGAATGGTATCAAAGAAAAATTCAATTCTGTTAAAGACTGGTGTACTCAAATTAAAGATAAATTTATGAACGGGTTAAAAGACGCTTTAGGTATACATTCACCATCTACAGTAATGAGAGATGAAGTAGGTAAAAACCTTATTGATGGTATTGCCGAAGGATTAATTAATGGTATACATACAATAACAGATGCAGTAGGAAAAGTAGTAGGTGCTATTAAAGGTGCATTTGGTGATATATGGAATAAAATATTTGGCAAAGAAGATAATAACAAGGAACTAATTAATATAGATACATCTAAGTTAAAAGAAAACGAAGCGGTGTTAAAATCTTTAGGTAATACAGCAGAAAGAGTTAGGGACCAATTAAGAGAAGCATTTACATCTATGGCAAACATAGCTA